AAATATGTAACTTGTTGTTGGGTATGAAAGAAATGTACCAAATAAAGTTCGAGAAGTGTATCTTTGATTTTGAGGATGTTTGTAAAGAATATCATAGTCGTAACAAACGACATGACCATGAGACTGGTGAAGATTGGCCAGACGAAGATCGTATGGATATCATAGGTCAAAACGGAAATGATGGTGATCATTATGAAAAGATCTATTGCGACTTTCTAGCAAATAACTGTTGACATTCCCTTCGTTTGCTTGTATAATACATGTATAGAATGAAGAAAAGGAAAAAATTATGAAAAATATTACATTTACCCGTCGTGTTATCAGAGTAGAAGAAGTGTTAGAATACGTAGAGCTTGAACTCGAAGAAGATGAGCGTTGGCTTGAAATGGACAAAGGTGTGACAATCGACAAAGTAAGTGCTTGGGCGAGAAGTGACAACCAAGACGATCAGGAAAAGTTATGTGACTTTATCTGGGTAAACCAGCGCTACGGCAATATTGTAGATTGTGAAGATCTTGACTGTCATGACATTCAAGTAGAGGAAATCTTTGATATTGCAGAGGCGGATGACTAATGCAAGAATTAATAACCGTAGCGGGGTTGTATGCAATCTTCACTACCGCAGACCTTTGGAGTACCTATCTCAAGAAAGATAGCGAACGCTTAGTGTACTTTCTAGGCGCACAAATGGGTACAGTCTTTTACACGACTATCATGTTCATACTTATGTTAGTATTAAGAGAGCTGAGATAAAATAATTGTTGACATTCCCTTCAAATGGGAGTATAATATACATATAGAAATGAGGAGAATCATCTATGATTTCACACACAAACACGAGTCCTGCCGAGTACTTTGAGTATTTTTGCAAAGATAAAGTAGCAGTCGAAAAATACGAAAAAGTATTAGAAGATGTACTGTATTACCAAGAAGAAGTTGAGATTGCTCGCTTTCAGCTTGAGTGTTCAGAAGAACGTGTGTATAAGTTCGAAAGACTTATAGAAACTCTAGAAGATTCCCTCAATCCTAAAAACTTTAAGAAACTACAAGAAGCAATCAACGATATAGGAATCGAAGTATGAATGATAGATACACTAGCCTAAATGACTTTATTCGCAATGCAAGTGAGTTTAAGAAACAGCAGTTCTTTGAGAGAATAATCTACCAATCCTTTCAGGAACAGCGTAAGATTCTCGAAAAATCAGAGGCTTCTAGAAATGCTGGATAAGAGTGATATGAAGTTCTGGTATCGTTATATGTATGATGAACTAAAAGAACAATCAGATGACCAAATGCGTTTTATTTATAAAGTACATAACTACGCAAAAGAAGTTGGCGACGAAAAGCTCAATCAGATGTGCGTAGATTATTATCTTATGAGAATGGAAAGGGATATGTAATGCTATGGAAACCTCAAGAACTTGCAATAATTAAAAGTGATATATCTATTGACGAAATGTGCGAAAAGCTCTCACATCGCACTCGAAAAAGTATATTGAATAAAAGATCAAAGCTGGGGTACTCAACACCTCGATGGACAGAAGATGAACGTAGAATACTTCAAGAATTTTATTCCGATGAAGGAGAAACCATAACAGAACGCCTTCCAGGAAAGACTTGGGATGGCATCCGTAGTCAAGTATACTACCTTAGGAAGAGAGGATGGAAAATATAATAGAGTTATATGTGTTTGTAACTGGAGTCATCCTTCTTGCACTTGCTGGAAGACTTTATTCTATTTATAAAAGGTATGATAAACTTATAGCAAGAAAGAAACTAACTACTGTAGTGCAATACTTAATAATATACCACTTAATGTGGGTTTACGTCGTAGCAGTGCAGTATTACAAGGATTTATAATGGGCAAGAAAAGTAGAGATAAGAATTTCAAGAAAGTAGTTCAGGGTGAGTGGACATTAGGACATTCAATCCAAGAACTACGTGAAAACGTATTTGTAGGTGACACTCCTCTAAAGGATTTAAAAGAGGAAGAGTTAGCTGCAATCTGGGAAGGTAAGATTGGTACTCATTACTTTCGACAGGCAGTAAGGCAAGAAGTAGTGCATCGAGTATCAGAATACTTTAAAGTGGGCTACGAAAAAGTAGAGAAGATCAATACGAAAAACTCTATTACTTCAGCCCTTTCATTAACTAAGAAAGATGAAATAGACGAGATCCTAGACAAATGGAAACAGCAATCGTAATTTTATTAGCAATAGTAGTAGCGTTAGGCTTAGCTATTTATAGTACAGTTAGTCGTATACTACAAAATCTTGAACTACCTCTGGAGGAAGATGATGTCAACTAAAACCTTACTAGAAGAACAAATGCACAGACTAGAAGCTAAAATTGGTGCAGATGAAGCATGGATAGAGTATGTCGATAATCAAGTACTAGAGCAAAGTGATATGACTAAAAGTATCTCTGCTCGGCTTGATGAGATCGAAGCAAAAATGGAAGACTTTGTACGCATCCTAGAAAGAGAGTTAGGTACTAGATAATGCTTTTTGTGTTAAAGGTATATAGTTCTTTTGATGGATGGGCATGTCAGGGAGTTTTCGATGACAGAGAGCTCGCTGATACCGTTGGTAGAGCAACTACACACTGGAGCTATGGTAAAGAGGATAGATCCCTCTATGCCATTGAGGAATGGGAGTTGAACCATTACATTCCTGAAATGCTAGAGCACTACATGAGTGAGATATGATCTGGAAACTGTGGGCAAAGGCACTCGGTGAAAAAGCGAGTAAAAATGATAAAGAGGCTGATAGCGTAGCGTGGATAAGAACTATTTTTATTGTGCTTACAGTTATCACAGAAATACATATTATAGCCAATGTCTGGCTAACACATTTTTAGGGAAGATAATGGGAAAACAAGCATGTGACTGGCTTTTTGCCGGTGATGATTTTGAGAATTGGGACTTTGACGGCTTTGTAGCATTTACTACAGGCGGTGAGGGTATTTTTATTGACAAAGCTATAGCGGGGTCGCCAGTACCACGAGGCTTACGCTATTATATGAGACTAGAACTGCCAGAACTACCTGGCTGGATTAACGAGGAGTAATATGTTTATTATTTATGGAACACCAAGTTGTGGGTATTGTATCCAATCGAAGAAAGTACTAGAAGCAGGTGGGCATGACTACTCCTATGTAGATCTGTCTGACACTACACCTGGAGAGCAAGCAAAACTTATGGAAATTGCGGGTAAACCTTTCAGAACTGTACCGCAGATCTTTCACAAGGCTGGATTTGGAACAGCTTCGGAAGAACTCGAGTATATTGGTGGATATACTGAGCTACAGAAAGTGTTGAATGGCGGTGTGTAGTGGAAACTGCAAATAAAAAGCCGTGGCTGAGTCCTCACGGTCAATCTTTGTGGATGGCAAAGTGGGTTATTGCAGAAAAAGCACCGTTGCTTGAAACAGACGAGTATCGCAACCACACAACCATGAAAATGTGGGTAGAAGCGTCACAAAAGATCGTAGATGCCCACAGCGCCGACCAACACGATACACAAGTCAACAAATAGTTACACATGCGGAGATACATAAGTGGATTATGAAGCAGAAGTCATTCTCATGGAAGAATGTGGGGAGTTAGTCCAAGCCCTAAGCAAAGTTTTGAGAACTGAGCAAAGACCAGGGATGGTTCTGGACATGATACAAGAGATGGCTGACGTGAGTCTGCTTATCTCCCTAGTAAAAGACAAATATGACGTTGATCAGGCTGACTTTGAGCGCAGAATGAGAGACAAAGCACACAAACTACAAAGATGGAGTGATTTATATGGCGATGCATAAGTTAGTATTCAACTACGAAATGGCACTAGAGGACGACGAGTACAATCCTGTAAAGGAAGTGGTTATTCGTTGTAATACCCTAGATCCAGAGGACATCCTGGAAGCTTTCACGGAGTTCTGCGCTTGTATGAATGTACAAATGCAAGGAGCTGTAGTAGATCCTGATGATGAACCAAACGTTCACTAAAAAGAAACCCGCTACTTAGGCGGGTTTTTTGTTTCTAAAATAAAACATCTTCAAGATTTGGAGGGAAATAGTCTGGACCTTTCAGTACCTTACCGTCTTCACGATAAAGAGGCTTACCATCTTCTCCTAGTTTACTCATATTTGAGCGATGTACCTCGTCAAAGCAATCATCGAGATCAATACCGTAGGCATGACCTGTTCCATATACCACATATAGTATGTCTGTAAGTGCATCTGCAATCTCCACAATATCATCATTATCTACAGCCGTCATTAATTCTTCTACTTCTTCATTGATAAGATCAAGTCGTAGTTCCGCAGTATTAAATTCAGCTAACTCTGGAGCAGGCTTTACTTCCTGACCAAAGGCTCTCATAAAGTTTTCAACTTTCTCGAAGTTGGTTTCAAAGTCGTTAGACATAATTTCTCCTTAATTTATGTATATATTATATGCCTTCGCACCTGAAGAGTCAACTGTTATTTTTCGAGTGACCTTCGTAAGAAATAGTTGTTGACATTCGCGAGAATTTTTGATATAATATACGAAAATAAGGAGAAAGTATGGTTTCAGTTACGAATTTAATTCTTGCCCTAGCAATAGGCATAATTGGGGTAGGATATACTAGCTACCGTATTGGTATACAGCGTGGTGCTGAGGCAACAGTTCAGCACTTAATAGATGAAGGCGTCCTGAAATTTGAGGACGAAGAAGAATAATGGAGAATATAGGTGAAAGAAAAGATCAAAGACTTTCTATACATAGTAAGTCCTGTGATAGTTTTTCTAGTATTAGTTCAGTATTCAGGTTAGGCGTTTAAGATGTACGGGGTTTTAGCGGGGATAATAATAACAATGGGTGCGGCAGGTTATTGGTACTACACCGATACGCAAGCAACTATGCAAGAGCTTCGAGACCTAAATGCAGCCTACGAATTGAAGTTTAGTACGCAAGAAGATACAATCAAAGCCTTGGAGCATGACTTCAAAACTCAGACACAAGCATTAAACGATCTTCAAGTGGCATCACAGGAAGCTCAAAGAGAAATGACACGTTATCTAGACATATTCAAGCGACATAACTTAACAAAATTAGCAGCAGCTAAGCCTGGATTAATAGAAACGCGAGTAAACAAAGGAACAAAAAATGTATTCGAAAGCATTGAAAATGATAGTCGCGACATTGACAGTCTCGATGACGGGTTGCAGCTTGCTCCCAAAGGAACCTCAGGAAATACAGATACTAACAAAACCAGTGTACAGGGAGATAGTTCAGCCAGTTCTTCCTAGAGAAATGGATCTGAAAGAACCATACTGGTATGTAGTATCTGATAAAAATTTCGAGGAGTTCCAAGAACGCGTAAAAAAGGAACAAGGCCAGTTAGTATTTGTAGCAATGACTGTGCCTGATTACGAATTGATGGCATATAATATGCAGGAAATTAAACGCTACGTAACAGAACTAAGAAGTGTGGTAGTTTACTACCGCAAAGCAACTACGGAGAAACCAGTAGATGAATCCACAAAGCAGAACTAATGTATTTGAACAGTTAAAAATAGACGAAGGTGTAGTTTATGAAATCTACGAAGATCATCTTGGCTACCCTACCTTCGGTGTAGGTCACTTAGTACTTGAGTCAGATCCAGAATATGGACAGCCTGTAGGCACTCCTGTATCAGAAGAGCGAGTAAAAGAGTGTTTTGAAAAAGACCTTGACACCGCTATTGCAGAGTGTATTGTACTCTACGGAGAAGACTACGAGACTTTTCCACCAGAAGTACAAGAGATAGTAGTAAATATGCTATTTAATCTCGGTCGTCCACGTTTATCTAAGTTTAAAAACTTTAATAAGAAATTAGTAGAACGAGATTGGGCAGGTGCAGCACCTGAAGGCCGTGACTCTATCTGGTATCGCCAGGTAGGTAATCGTGCTGAAAGACTGATGGCTCGACTAGAAGAGCTATAAATAAGTCTTGACTTTAGTTGCCTACTCCTGTATAATATGTATTATTCAATGGAGTATGTAATGAATTTATTTTATTTAGACAAAGACCTAGATAAGTGTGCAGAGTATCACGTTGACAAACATGTAAACAAAATGATACTTGAAGCTGCACAGCTTATCTGTACAAACTTATGGATAGACGATCTTTTCGGTTTTGTTCCTCGTGCAATCACGAAAGAAGAAAACGCAGTGCTACAACAGGCTCGCCTGAAGTGGAAAACTGTTCCAATGGAAGATCGTCCTATTCCATACTTACCAACCATGCAAAACCACCCTAGCTGTATCTGGGTGCGTTCATCACTAGAAAACTATTTCTGGACAAACAACTATGCCTTTGCTCTTGCGAGTGAAGCGCACTATCGCTATGGTAGTATTCACAAAAGTTTTACTATGCTTTGTAGTCTACCAGAACCAAAGAATATGGAAGATCATGGCTTTACCACATTCGGTCTAGCAATGCCTGACGAGTTGAAAGACTATGATAATCCTATACAATCCTACAGAGACTTCTATCACCTCGACAAAGGTGTCTTTGCCTCATGGACTCATAGACCTAAACCCGATTGGTGGAATGAAGATTTTGCCGACTACGAAAAACGAATATCAGGACAATAAGGAAACATTATGTCTAAAACAGTCTTAATAACAGGGGGTGCCGGTTTTATAGGGCATCATATGATCAAATACTTTCTAAAACATTCAGATTGGGACATTATATCCCTAGATAGACTGGATTTTAGTGGCAACCTAAATAGGCTGTATAAAGTAGTAGATGATAGTACAAAACATAGAGTAAAAGTAATTTTTCATGATTTAAAAGCAGAGATAAACGATAATGTAGCTTCTGAAATAGGGCATGTAGATTTTATAGTACATGCCGCAGCTGGTAGTCATGTTGATCGCTCCATAGAAGATCCTTTGAGTTTTGTAATGGATAATGTAGTGGGAACTGCAAATATTTTAAACTTTGCGCGAAGATTTCCTAACTTAGAACGTTTTATATATTTTAGTACAGACGAAGTGTTTGGGCCTGCCCCTACAGGCGTTTTATACTCCGAGAATGATAGATACAATAGTACTAATCCTTATAGCGCAACAAAAGCAGGAGGAGAAGAACTTGCAGTGGCTTTTCACAATACTTATGGATTGCCTGTGTTTATAACTCATACTATGAATGTAATAGGTGAATATCAAACTCCCGAAAAGTTTTTACCTATGTGTATTGAGAAAATTAATGCAGGTCAAACTGTATCTATACACTCTAATGCAGAAAAAACAATTGCAGGCTCAAGGCATTATATTTATGCCGATGATGTTGCCTCTTGTATTCTATTCTTGTTAAACCTAGAGAACTACTCAGAGCCTAAAGGTTTTGGAGATAGTAAATGCCCTAAATTCAATGTTGTAGGTCATGAAGAGCTGTCTAATCTAGAGTTAGCGCAAATGGTAGCAGACTTAGTAGGTAAACCTCTACATTATGAAATGGTAGATTTTCATAGTCAAAGACCTGGACACGATTTACGCTACGCTATGAGTGGCGATAAATTAAAAGAAATGGGTTGGGTACCTGGAGAGATAAGGACAGCTCTGTCTAAAATAGTAAAAGAAAAACTAAAAGGGCAATAATGAATCAAGTAAACTTAATTAGCTTATCAAAGCCTACAGCACATACAGAGTGCCACACGGCAGAACAGTTAGTAGCTTATGCTGCTCGCGTATCTAACCCAGGCAATCAGGCTAATCACGAGTCCGCACCTCGACTCCTAGCCTATCTTGCGAAACATAAGCATTGGTCTCCTTTTGAGATGGTGCATATCACAATGGAGATTAAGACTACTCGAGACATTGCTCGACAAATTTTACGTCACCGTTCGTTTGCGTTTCAAGAGTTCAGTCAACGTTACGCAGAAGTAACAGATAAGTTTGTACTACGTGATGCACGTTTGCAGGATAAAACAAATCGTCAGAACTCTGTAGACGTTGCAGGTACTCAGCTAGACGAAGAATGGAAGATGAAGCAAGCATATTTACATCATCAGATTGAAAAAGACTATGAGTGGGCATTGAAGAATGGTGTAGCAAAAGAACAGGCTCGTGCTATTCTTCCAGAAGGAAACACAGTATCAACGTTATACATGGCAGGGTCACTTCGTAGTTGGTTACACTACTGTGAACTTCGTATGGCGAACGGAACACAAGCAGAACACATGGAAATTGCATCTATGTGCTGGGACATCATTAAAACACATTTTCCTGCACTTGTGGACGCAATAGATCTTGACAGTCAAGGCTAGAGGTATTATAATATATGGATAATGTAAATCATCCAAAGCATTATACATCACACGCTAGTGGTGTAGAGTGTATTCAAGTAACAGAACATATGGGTTTCAACCTTGGCAACGCTATGAAATATATCTGGCGTTGTGACGAGAAGTGGGATTCATTAGAAGATCTCAAAAAAGCTGTTTGGTATATCAACAGAGAGATTGAACGACGGGAGAAGATAGATGGCACGAAGAAGTGTGAAAGCGAGAGACCACGAGAACCTGAGCGATTCGAACATACGCCAGGTCATACAGCAGTTAAACTCAACTACACCTATAACGAAGAAACAAGCGTGCGAGATGCTGAACATTTCGTACAACGTCACCAGACTCGCTAAAATTATAGAGGAATATTACGAGAAGAAAGAGTACGTCAAAAGACGTAAATCTCAACTTCGTGGTAGACCTGCAACAAATCAAGAGATCGGAGAAATCGCAACGGGGTATCTACGAGGTGATTCTCTACAGGAAATTAGTAAGTACACTTACCGTTCTCTTGCTTTTGTAAAATCAATTATTGAAAAGATTGGTATACCTTCACGCGTACTTGAAGAAGAAGAATGGATACCAGAATATCTACCAGAAAATTGTGTGTCTACTCACTTTAACGTGGGCGAGGTCGCATGGTCAGCAAAATATCATAGACCTTGTATAATTGAAGCAGAGCTATCTGTAGATTATCAAGCAGAAAAAGCAGGTTACTTAGATGTCAACTACGAAAAGAAGTACTCGAGCAAGGCTTATCGAGTTTATATCCTCACCGAAAATGATGAAGATAATGAGTATAGTAAGCGTAAGCCTGGTTTTAATGCTTACTCTCTTGCATATGATCTTGGTAGTCTCAAACACCTAGAAGAATATGGAATTGATTTATACCAAATCTAAAATTATATCTTGACTTCCTCTGCTGAAATCTGTATAATATACATATATTCAGTGAGGAGAGCAAATCCAAACGAATAACACTAATTATCACAACACAGAAGGAATATACGCATGGCGTGGACAGACGAAAGTAAAGCACAAGCAGTAGAAATGTATGAAGCAGAGCAACCAACTCCAGAAAATTCTATGGAGATCGTGAAGATGATCGCAGAAGAATTGGAAGAGTCTCCAAATGGTGTTCGTATGATTCTTACTAAAGCAGGTGTTTATGTCAAGAAAACTCCAGCTCCTAGCGCTGGTGGTTCTGCTACCAAGTCTACAGGTGGCGGTCGAGTATCAAAAGCAGCAGCTATCGAAGCACTTACAGCTGCGTTGAGCGATGCAGGTCAAGAAGTTGACGAAGAAATCGTTGGCAAGTTGACAGGCAAAGCAGCACAGTACTTTACAAATGTTATCTCCGTTATTAACGGCAGTAACGAAGATTAGTAGGAATTAAATATGAAAATATGGACTATATGGCAGGAGGGGTATGTTATTACAGGAAATACTGGAAAAGCCTTTAAAGTAGGCACTGCTAAAGGGGACTCTTTTGAAGAGGCTTGTATCTCTCTGTGTAAGGATAATCCATATTTCAACCCCAATACTTTACGTATTTGGGGTTGCAGATTATTTGACAAAGAACACGAAGCTAGAGATTCCTTCGGATAAAGTCCTAGATAGTCAGCGGTGCAATAGATATTGCTAACCTGCTTCAGAGGAACGCAACTGTGAAAAAAGAAGAACTAGCACAGCTCGTCCATGAATATGGCGATGCTATCATCACTTATCGTAGTGAGAATAGTAAAAAGTTGAAGTACAATGTTTGCACATTAGACTTTAGCACTCCATATATCGAGGGCAAACGTAATCGGGCTAAAGAAAGTTCCGACACTTTACTCACTTTTTGCTGGGATACAGACTCTTATCGTCTTATCAAACCAAAAAATGTAACGAGTGTAGTTCCGTTATCTGGTATTCTAAAGAATAGAGGAGCGCGGTAACTATGGAATTGTATGAAGCACCCGAGTTGTTTGAAAGAGTCATTTCGTATGATTCTGAAAAACTGATCCAAGTCCGTTTGACGGTCTCTACCTTTCGTGGTGTGGAGTACCTTAGCTTACGGCAGTACTACTTAGATTTCAATGAGGAATGGAAACCTACGCCAAAAGGTATATCAATGCCATTGACAATAGAAAACTCTCGCGAGTTGTTTATTGGATTGACAGAGATACTATCTCTAGCGGAATCTAAGAGTATAATAGAGGAAGAGTTCAAAGACATTATTTCTGACCTTTACGTCAAATAATTCTTGACTAATCCAGCTTTTCCTTGTATAATATACATATAAATTGAGTGGGAGAATATAGAATTGAGTAAGTTTTTAGAGAACGCAAGTAGAGCATATTATGAAGGCAACCCGATTATTTCGGATGCTGAGTATGATGCCCTTGCAGACCAGACAGGTTTCGAACGTGTAGGTTATCAGGTAACTGATGGAGTTCCTCATAAACACCCAATGTATTCTCTTCAAAAATGTTTCGACATTAATGAAGCTCCTTTAGATATTCGCGACTGCGTAGAAACCCCAAAACTAGATGGTGCAGCAGTGTCCATTCTATACGTAGCGGGACAACTAGCTCTAGCACTCACTCGTGGAGATGGTAAAGT